GCACTTCCACCAAAGGCTACAAGCGGAACTATCGTAATCAGAACAGCTAAAACAAGGGTATGCATCTTCATGGTATTCAGGTCCTTTCGGGATAAGGTTCTTTTCATCTCTCAGGAAAGGCACGTCAAGCGAGTGTCTGCCCTGAGAGACGCCCGGAGCAGGTTATCCCACCCCGGGCAAGAATCTCTTGACCAACTCGCCTAGACGAGGTCGTTGATCGTGTTCAATTCAGTGACATCAATACCAACCCACCACAGTCGGACCTTACCGACATTGGCATCTTCGGTGTTGATCTGGACATCAATCGTGTCCGAGTCAGTAAAGGCCAATGGGTTCGCAAGCGCACCCTGTCCCTTTGTCCCGGCAGCACCAGTGATATCAATAGCACTGAGCATCTCTGTCCCACCGGCCTTACCCATATCCAGGGTACAGGTCCCGGTCTCAGCTCTCAGAATCTCATACCCACACGCGAGGACCATATAGTCCTCAGGGCACTGAAACATCTGATAGATCGTGTCAGCGGTCAGAGTGGTCTCCGCAAAGTCCAGAATCCTCTGGGCCAGCAGTGGAGCCCGCGACGCAAACAGCGCCACCTGGCCCGTAAGTTTGTATGTTGCAGCAGTAGTCATTTGTCCCTTCTCCTCTTTCAAGTAGCTTCAGGGCCTCCTAAGAAGCCCCTAAGCTCAGTTAATCCTACGTGGTTTTGTAAGCAAACAGAACGCCAAGCGCTTCTGCTTTCACAGTCTTATATCCGTAGACCTGAAGTCCGCGGTGAAGCATCCCGAACGTATCAGGATTGACTAAGTGTTCGTTCTTGGAGATCTGGCTCGCAAACGAAACCGCATGGTTCGTCCCAAACAAGATTCGGGTACAAGTGTTCGCGCTGCTGTCAGCACCCGTTGAGAGCTGGTTGCTCTTGTAGAATGTGAACCCGTACATTTCGCCAAGGCGGTTGTTGCGGATTATGGACGAATCATCACCCATCATGTTGGCAGCCTTTGCATCAGACTGACCCATCAGAGTCGCCATCCACGCCGGGATAACCATCCAACGACCCTCTTCAGGAACGTTCTGCTCTGTGAGAACCTGACCACACTCTGCAATCTTGTCGATCACATCGCTCTTGGTCAAGGCAACGCTGACACCACCATCAATACCCATATTGATATCTCCGGAAACCGCTCCGGCCGATGCGCCCTTGTTGCTTGAATCAGCATCTGAGTACACGTTACCCAGAATGTCCAGGTCAATCGCTTCCTGGCTCTGCTTCATGGCGACATCGCCCCACTTGTCGGCGTAGTCGTTCATGTCCGTCTGCTTGTCATCTACGTAATCCGTAGGGAAGGCCCAGTATTTGCCCTTATCAATCAAGAGCTGCACCTTCGTAGAGGATGCCTGTTCGTAATTCAGGCTCTGACCCTTACGGTATGTTTGCACCGTGAAATCCGGAAGCTGCCGGATATTGACTGTATCACCATAATCAGAGATCTCTTCCTCGTGATCACGGTTACAGATTTCCCCGAATACTGTTCTCAGGAAAAACTTTACAAGCCACTTGCGCGACCATACTGTCGGGATGTATCCCATTGCATCGGATCCGACATCTCGGAACCCTACTGCGGCTGGAAAACTCATGTCTATTCTCCTTTTCTCCCGGACATGCGATACAGAGCCTGGACAAGCACCTTACTTGTCACGAATTATTCGACCCTGAGACATAGCCCGGTCATATTCCTTCTCTTTTGCCTTAATCTCATCAGACGTCCAGGGTGTCCCGTCTTTGTGTCTGGGACCTTGTCCCTTTGGCTTAGAGAGAAGACTATAAAACTCTTCAATCTCGCTCACAGGGATATCCTTGGCCGCTGCCGGCGATTTCGGCGCACCTACGCTCGCGCTCACTCCCGGCTTTACCGGAGGTTGCGCTGGAGGGGCAACATTCTCTTGTCCCGCTTCTACTTCCATTCCTATCGCATCTGCCGCCACTTTCAAAATGGTAGCAACTTCCGCTGCGCGACCCTGCATAAATGCAGTATTGGCCGTATCAAATAGCGAAGCTCCAGTTACGGAACCCGGATCAGGAGTATCTTCCAGATATTCACCAATCAGAGCATGATTGAAAACAGACCTGGCACCGGGGAGACTCTGCTCCACTGCCTTCCAGATAACTGTATCTCTCGAACCCTGCTTTTCGGCATCTGTAGTCTTCTTCAGCTGTTCGTTCTCAGCTTTTACGCTATCCAACTCTTGCTGGAGGGGAGCTACTTTCTCCTCTAACAAGCCTCTCATCTGTTTCAGGACAAGGCTTTCACCAACTCCTGCCTCTTCGCGTTCATCCTCGGAGAGGTATTTCAAATGAGCGGGAACCGCTGCTTCAACTGGCTGACCCATTACTGGCGCTGGTGTAATTTTCGCACGTTCCAGTGCTTCAAGTCGGGCGGCGAGCTTATCTTCTCTTTCTTTCGCCTCTTTCTTGAAACGTGGCACTTCAGCATTAAACTTGCCCTGAAGCGTTTTGTGCTGGTGTTTCAGCTTATCGTAATCAGCCTTTAGGCGTTCATACTCCTTTGGCCCAATCGTGTCCGCTGCGACCGGCTCTACCGGAGGCTCTACGGGTGGCTGGGGCACAGGCGGTTCAACTACGGGAGCGGGCTCAGGTGTCGGCTCGGGAGGCTTATTCGCCTCTTCTTCCGCTATCCTGGCCTTCTCGGCCGCTTTCGCTGCCTGCTGTGCTTCGCGTTCAGCCTTCTTCCGCTCGGAAGCTGGAAGTATGGCCAACTCTTCTTTTGTCATTGCGGGTGCTATTGTCACTCTTCCTCCAATGTGCGCCGGAATATCCGGTATGCACTATTCTTGCGGGCTCACCCCGTAAATGGGATGAGTGTCCGATTATTAACGTCTTTGACGGACTCGTCTCGAATGACATTCCATAGCGTTAGCCATGGTCTTTTCGGCAAGTCCTGCTGTTTTCAAGATCCATTCAAACGTTGAAGCTCTACCCTGAGATCGATACATCGCCGGCCCCTCAAGTCCACGACTGGCCATGTCCGCTTTCACCATCTCTTCAGCAAACCCCTCAGAAACGGTCTCCCAATTGGGGTCGTTCCGAAGGGAGAGAAGAGCCTTGGCAAGCTTCTTGTCGTCCTTGATCCTCTGGTCTGTATCGCTCTCAGTCATTATTCTTTCTCAATCAAAAAGTTGCTTAGTTGTTCTCTTCGCCAACCTGAACCACGTTCGTTATGTACGTTCTGCCGTACAAATCTGCGACATCGTTTTCGTCCAAAAGAATATCGCCAGACAAATATTTAGTGCCAGTATCAGTAATTCCGAGTAAATTGGTCACCCCATTGTCCATAATCAAGCGAGACGTAGTGCCAACCACGCAAGTAACTGTGACCGTATTCGTGCTATCATCAGCTCCTCCGACACTGTCGACAAGATATGTGCCACCGGTGAGAGTAAGCGCTTGACCGTTTGTCACGGTTAGTGCTGTTCCGGCATCAATAGTTGTGCCCGTTACGTCACCAGTCAGATCCCCGGTCATTGTTGAACTAAAGATAATCGGATCATCAACCGTGATGGAGGCATTCGGGCCAAGCTTCTTCAAGTTCTTCACTCGAAGCCAGGTAGCAGTCAGGTCTTCATATCGGGCCGCAGTACCTACCAGGACTATCCCAGCCAGGAAAAGGCCAACCAGTGCAAATTTATTCTTCTTCATCTTGTCTCTCTCCTTCGTTCTATTACGCCGCGGCAGGCTGGGCCTCTTGGTTGACGCCCATTTCTAAAGCCCGCTGTTGCAGCACTTGTTCCATATTCTCCAAAGCACGAATCTCTTCAGGTGTCTTTACTGTCTCCTTGCTGAGTTCCAAGACCTTTGCCGTTTCACGGAGGACATCCGCACGTCCAACCTTACCCATGAGCTGCTGATCTGTAGGATTGTTGGTGACATTCAGGAATTCCATTCGCTTGCCCATCAACTGTTCTTTGATTATCTTGGCAAGAGTTCCTTCAGCCACAATGTCAACATCGCCCTTAATCGATTCATCAGCGTGGTAGAGCATATTATGTCCATATTGCCTATTCATTGCCGTCTTTATGACATCTACGTCGATCCTCATAATGACCAGCTTGATGCCGCGGGCGGCATTGGTCATCAGCATTGAGAGGCCTCCTAACGTCTTGCCGGCGCCCCCTACATGAGTCCCTTGACCATGTTCGTAAGCGGGTATGCCAGTATATTCATCGGCCAGGTTGGCAAAGGTAGTGTAGACGCCCATCAGCTCTTGTGCATTGGAGGGTATGTCCACGGTATAGAACGGCCGCTCTTGGGCATTAAGACCCATGTTATTAAACTGGTGAATCTTGCCAGGGAACGGTTTCGTAATTGGTTCGCCAGGAGGCAGGCGGGTAATGTCGCTGTAGACAAATTGTGGTCCGGATGCATATCCTTGATTATTGACCATTGCCCGAATTGAAGCATTGCAGATTCTCTGGACATCTTCCATCAGCTCAGGAACACCACGATACCAGAAAGACCCGGGAACCTTTGCCCAACCACTCTTGCTGTATGGCCTGGTTCCAAGTGGATCATCATTGATTGCCTTGAAAACGATATATTTCCCAATTTTGATAATGTTCAGGTCATATTCCTCTACCGGCTTGATGGATTCACCGTCAGGAGTCTTCTCAATCCCATTATCCATGAGCGTCTTGCCCTGCTGAGGGGTCCAGAATTCAAGAGCTTCTATGCTGTTTGGGTCGAATGCGGCATCATCACCCTTGTTCTCGAGAGACTGGCGCTCACTATCCTGCTCAGTCCAGTTCCTGAGCCCTCCCTGCCTGTACTCCAATAGGCAGGCATCAATGGCAGCATCATCGTAGCCTGGGGTGCCCTTGAGGTTCTCAAGGTCAATACCGCTCAGGCGCTCTCTTTCGATCAGCGTACCCCTGTTGAGGTCCGTCATCCCCCGGGACTCGTAAATGTCAAATGGGCTTGGGGCAGTGTAGTCGATGACGTTTTCCCACGTTACCATGGGTTTTGTACGGCCACCGAGAGTTACCCAGTTGCGCTTGCGCTTCCTTCTGACTATGGGGCCCTTGATGAATCCGGCCTTCAAAGTGACCATATTGGAGATAAAATCATCAAATACACTCTGCCATGAGCCTTCAACAAGCTGGTCCTGCATGACCTTCTGCATTCTTGAAGCCCTGTCATCAGCCTCTTCTTCAAGCTTTTCTTCAACAATACCACGCATTTCAGCGGCAAACCCTTGGATATCGTCTAAAGCAACTGCCTGACCACCCTGAGCGATATGCTCAATAAGCTCATTCATTGTGGTGTCGACAATGCCCTGCTCTACTTCTGGGTTCAATTCAGCGATAGGAGTAGGGTTCAGCTTCCATGTGGGATCCGCACCAGAATTGAGGACTTCATGTATCCAGGCTTCTGCAGCACGGCATTTAACGTCTGTGAGGCCCATAAAGACATCAGTACCACCGATTTCTTCTATATCGGCCTGTACGGTAGATTCGTATTTGCCTGATCTCTGCTTGAGAGATTTAAGCATCTGGTCGCCAACACCGTTCTCAGCTCTGTATGCCTTGGCATCTGACCAGAGACCGTCACAGATAGCGTGAAGGCCCATGGTATCAGGTTCTGTCTGAGTGGCATCAGCTTTCTGGCGTTCTTCTTCGACTTCTTTGAGGGTTTCGGGGGAGGGCGGGGGCGTAGGTTTGACAGGGCGTCCACTTACGCCTTGCTGATTGGCAACAAGATTATCAGGTTGTCGAGCCATAGTGACGTATGAATCTCCGAGATTGCGTATACATTATCTCGTTGAATCATAATTTTGTCAAACGGCTGACGTACACTGGATGTATGGCTAATGTGCATTTCTTGCCAAAATGTCCAATGTGAACGCGAAAAACTGGTTATAAATACTTTTTTATTGAAATGCGATTAGGGGGCGTACACTGGAGGTACATTTGAATGCACGAAATGTCATTTATGGTTGGAATTGCAGTACTTGTCGAGTTCCTCCTGCCACTCGTCGCTATGTTCCCAATAATAAACGAGAATATCTGCAAATCTTTTCAATGATTCCATACAGTTGTTGCACCTGTTTTGAAATCTTGGACGTGGTGTTCCACAGCATAGACAGCGCCCAGATAGAAATCTGTACCACCGTTGGTTTCTCAATATGCGTAGAATGTTCTTGATCACGTCCACCCCCTTGCTGAACCATTGACTATCTGGCGCCTTCCACTCGAGCGAAGAGGCATCTGACCATTCTCAGCTCCACCGGTCTCACCATGGCAGGATATGTATTGTATGCAATCGTGAACGTCACTCCATGGATGGTTCTTCTCGGGATCTTCAGCATAAGAGATACCGGTATTCATTCTCCGCTTCCTGTACTGGTATTTCCCAAGAAATCCCTCTCTCACCTTTGGGCACCTGGAACTTATAAGGCATCTTGGCTTCCCGTCAATCATTCTGGTCAGATACCCGATAACGGCATCCCTCCTGACTTGAGGGTTATTGGTCTTAGCCAGTTCAGCATTGAAGCCGGCATCCATCAGGAGCTTGTATGCAGTCGCTGAGTCTGAGTCTGACTGACTCCTCATGTTGATACCTGTAGGGTCACAGAGCATGACGTGCTTCAATCCAGAGTAGCGGTTAAGCATCATTGGCTTGAGTGCCATCTGAATGAACTGGCGCATACCCATCCTGTCTACAGCAATCACTTCATCCAGTATTCTAAGCTGGCCATGAGGCGTTATCTGCCCAAATACTGCCGCTCCACTCAACCCCGGGTCAATGCCGATCAAGATAGGAAGACCCTTGTATATCTCCAATTCCTCATTTGCATAGTGGATAGCATCATTGTAGATGTTCTCAAATACCGGCTTACCATAGGCAATAACGCCATACTGGCCCTGCAGGAACACCTTTATCCACTCTTCGCTCTTACCCGGGACCTGGCGCATGTAGTACTCATATCCACTTCTGAGATTATGAATATTCTCTGCTGCGGGGAAACGTGGGTCTTGGCCTCTGTTTGGGACGTACTGAGGAGGATCATCTTTCTTGGCACCAGGTATTCTTAGAATCGCTGGAGGTTGATCAAAGAATTCCCAGCCATCAGGCTTTTCTACTTCTGCGGCGTTGTACCACCAGCTCTCAGTATCAGGCGGGTTCGTGTCCATGATCACACCAGCCCAGGAAGGCCCACCATCACGAGGATGAGGGTATCGATCGCTACGGCCTATTGCCATGTCGACAACTGCCTTTTCCACTTCTGATGCTTCATTGATCCATACGCCTGTAAGGGCAAGAGACTTGAGTTTCCGGACATCATCTTCTCTGTCAAGGGCCCTGAACAGGAATTCAGCCTCTACAACCGTGCCATCTTGGAGTGCCATGGTAAGGTTTGAATGCATTGGAGGTTGCCTGACAACACGGTGACAATACCCCGCTGTTTCAAGCTCCGGAAGCCAATATGTGAAGTCTGCAAGAGTTGTGGAAATAAGTTCAGGATTTGTATTGCGAATGATTCCCCACCGGGTTTTCCGTATTCCCCGGTGGGCTTTCTGTTGCTGCGCTCTCAGGAGAAGCTCAAATGCACAGGCACTACTTTTGCCTGAACCAATGACACCGCGGATCCCACGCACAAACTTATCGCATTTGTGGAATCGCTCAACTGCCGGCCCTGGCATGATGTAGTCTACCTCAATCTTCTCCTGTTCTTCTGGCATGGTAAGAATCTCCCCTACGTTAACTTGTTTTCGGCTTCCTGCTTGTCATAATACTTTTGCAGATAGCCCTTCTGTCGTTCTGCGGCCGTCTGTTCAGGGTGCCCGCCACCATCTACACGGTTTCCATGGCCACCATGCATGAGAGGAGAACCGGTGTCCTGGTCGACAACCTCGTACTTCTCAGAATCAGCGTTGTAATGGACTCCTACTTTCATGAGCTTTCCCCCCCGAATGGTAATTCATCACACTGGAATCCTGATGCTCCAGAATGCCCCCCACCGCCATAGCCCTTCGAAATGACGCTCGTGTCCACACCAAGGTCAGAATACAGGCTCACGGTCCACTGGTTGCCGTCAAAGACAAAGCCAGCACATATCGGATACTCTTTCATTCTGTCGCCGAACGTCTGAGACCCAAATGTATAGAGATTTACTGCATAGGCCTTGTGCCCACCAATCTCCGTCTCATATCCGAAGGATGAGCAGTAATCCTCACACTTCTGGTCTCTGTAGCGCATGGCCATGGCACCGTCACAGATAAGTTCATTCACAAACTTCTCGTTCCTGAACAATTCTGCCCACGCATGGCTATCAGGATCAGCTAATCCAGGCCTACAGGCCAACCCAAGATTGAACTCTTTATCTCCGTTCATCTTGTGTTGCCAAGTGTCATAATCACTCACAAGGGCCACAGCGTAAGGAACAGGCATATCGTTAAAGAAATGCTCCCACGCTAAGTAGGCACCAGAATGACCCGGCTCCTCGAAGTCACGTCTTCCGTCGAGAATAACGCCATAGTCGTAGTCCTTGGCGGTCTTGTGATGGTCTATCCAGATGACATTGCTTGTTCTGGCCAAGACCTTCTTCATCACGTCCGGTTTGAACGAGAAGTCCACAATTATGACCGTCTCTTGTTCTTTGATTGAGTCTACATCTACGGACATATTGTAGTCCATTTCCACGAACCGAATGTTAGGCTCCCCCTCCATCGGCGGTGGCAAATGCATCGCCATGTGAACAACCGCCGCCGCGCATCTTCCGTCAGCATCGTTATGATGAAAACATATCATTTTTTCTTCTCCTTTTTCTTGTCCGGAACAACTTCACCGGCATCGTTAAGGGTGCCTATCTTCAACATATGGCCATTGGCGCCCTTCTTGAATACCATCTTCCCCACAATAACGCCCTCCCCCCCATCGGACAACTTAATGTCCCTGGGAGAGGGCCCGCTTTCTTCACTCTTTATTTGAGGCGTCTTCATGGGTTACGCTACTGCCGCCTCTACAAGGATTTCCCGGGGACCACCTGAACCTGTTGGGGCACCAATGAATCCCTCGCTCTCGAGCTGTTCCATTACCCACGTTGCCTTGGCCTTGTCGATATTGCAGGCACGTTGGACAAGGGTGAGCGTTGCTCGTTTTTTCTCCAGTATAGCGACTTTCGCCTGTTCCAGGAGACCGTCGCTCTGGGCTACCTTCTCTTTCTGTACCCCAGCGATGTTATCCAGACAGAACTCCAGTTGCATACGCTGGCCACCAACGTACTTCTCCGCTTCGATCTGGACCTTTTCCAGAGCCTTCACGCATTCAGGAGTCAAGAGATCAACCTGACCTGCAGGCCTTCCTCGACCGCGCTTGTCTTCGCTGTTCTCCTGGATCTGGCTGGCCGCATAGGGCGTAGTGAACGGGAAGGGACGCTTCTTCTCCTGAAGGTCCTTTACTCCCGTAATGATGCATCCCATAACGGCAGAATCACCCTTGTAGCCGAAGCCAACTTGGGTAATCGTGAGGCTTTCGCCCCAGTCTTTCTCGAATTCGAGCATGCCGATGACGTGTGGTTTCAGGGCTTTAATCGCTTTGTCCAGCGAGGTATTGGGGTCATCATGGCATTTCATCGTGAACTCATCACGCTTGCCATTAGCACCCTCCTTGCTGAAGTCTACAAAAACCACACCTGGTTTCCGCTGTATCCGTTCTATACGCATTACTCTGTTACTCCTTCTTGTTTTTTCTCTGTGCCTGTTTGACAGAGAATGTTAATGAATTCCCTGACCTGTTTCCTACATCTTGGACATAGGTTATGGTCAAGGACACCTTCGAGATGATCGCTTTCTTGTTCGCAAGCATCACATTTGTTATTCACTTCTTTTTCCTCACACATTTTCCTGCTTTAGCCCTTGGTCCTGTTCCATTCTTTGGCCCTGTACGAAGGCCACCCTTACCGAGGCCCATACCTGTTCCACGTCCCTTACCAGTGCCTATCTTTGCTCCTCTTGCCTTCATGTGTCCTCTCCTTTGTTGGGTTTGAATATAGGGGGAACCATTGTCTGCTGTATCGGTCCCTTCACCACAAACTGCTTTGGCGTCAGGTTCTCCTTCAACTCAGACCAGAGAGCACTTCCCCATTCCCTTTCGTGCTTGACCGTCTCCTGAAGGTCCTTCATGTGCTCTCTCTGTGCCTCAAGCGTCTCTGTGGGTACGTCCTTGGCCCTCATCTCTGTTGGTCTTATTCCAAGTGACCAGAGCTGATTCATGAGCGTCTGGACGGTGTCTTCTTCGAGGACGGCCGCAATGGGTATGGGTCTTGGGCTACAAGCAGGATCTGTGTTTGGTACTATTTCCAGCTCTTGAACAAACCCCACAATATCCTGATTCAGCGTATCCCGGACAACAATGGCCATTTGGTATCCGAAGGAATAATCATTCCGAAGTATCCGCATGTCGAGTGTTTTTCGGTACTGGTTTCCTCGACCATCTTGCGACATAACATTCAGTGCCTCAGTGAGTGGCGTGGATTTCTTCTGCTCTTTATCTTCTGCCTGCCCTATGTCATCATTCATGCTTCACTTCCTTTCTATAATGCCGAAGAATCAAGGCTTCTGGAACCCATCTCTTCGTCTGTCATTCGCTTCACCCACCAGTGTCTTGTCCCATCAGGCATCTCCTGCTCTACCTGAACAAACCGGTCAGGCTCAAACCCGTACTTGGCTATGAAGGCAGAGAGGACTTCTTCTCTTTCAGCCATAATAGCCTCTAATCGGCGCTGAAAAATCTCCTTATAACCCTCAGCAATATGAAGACCCTTGAATAGTTCAGGATCATCATCTATGAGCTTCTGCGCTTCAGGAGGGATTACCCCAAAGTTAATTCTGCCAACAGTCATGCTTCACTTCCTTCCGAATATACCTTGTATTCTTCTGCCTGGCGCTCATGGGTCTTACAGCAGTATGGCTTCCTCTTGTCTATGTTCTCATCACCACACCACAAGCATACTGGGTAAACCCCTTTCAGTTTTCTCTTCTTTGGGGGAGTCTTCCTTTTCTTTGCCTTCTTAGCCTTCTTGATCTTTGATTTTGCTCCTCTCATCTTCCTGCCGTCAACTTTTTTCGGACCCTGATATGAACACCTACATGCTGGATGACAGAACTGCATATTGTTACATCTCGTATCATCATAGAAAGGTGTATGACAGGTTATGCATATCTTATCTCTCTCGCCGGCCCCCATTCGTTGTGAAGGCCTACATTGTGGGCAACAGTAATGCATGTTCCCCTGGTGAGAATCGTCAAAGAATGTCTTTCCGCATCCATCACATTCCTTATTCCTGAATTCTGCTGTAAGAGGCTTAGGCAGCACGAATCTTGGTTTTACAGCCCGAGCACTTGCACTCTCCACCTGTTCCCTTCGATAGTTGTCCAGCATGGCCTCAAACTGCTCTATACCGATAATGACAGTCTCAGCAAGGTCCTTGTCTTCATGGCTCTTGAGGAAGACCGTGAGTGACCTGTCATCGTGTTGAGCGTTGTGGTAGTAGAGCGGGGTAGTCATTTAGTCAATCTTCTTGAACGACACACACCACACCCACGGATTTGCTGACCAAGAGATATCTGTTCCATCCTTTCTGGGTTTTCCGTTTATGCTGTCCCAGAGGTCCATGAAGTAATCCGAAGGAGCCATATCAATAGAGGATGATTCAATCGGAATGCCATTATGAACACCAACGTATGGTAGAGATACCTTGATACCCTCGGCAATGGCATCATCCTCGCTGATGTCCTGCACCCGTTCGACCCGTACCTCAGTCACTTCAAGGTTGATCCGGCTGGCCCAACGTGGCATATGGATGGAGGGGATTGTCTTGTCGAACCGCCCAATACAATGCTCCATACATGGGTGCTCCCTATCATTTGGAAACAGCCTCGTAGCATCATCGGCGTAGTACAAGAAGTGATCTTTTCCGCTGACATCACATTCCCAATAACCCCAATTCTCTCGGACCCAGAGCCTGTCACCCTTAACTCCGTAGGGACACTTTGACATGACATTGAACAGACTATTTGGCGTTGTCCAGCACCATTCGCATTGTTCTTCTTGACACCCGCCATCTCCACCATCAACTGGATACCAGCCCGTATCATCACAGTTCGGGCATTCTTCGTGGACAACTTTCATCACCCTTCTGGTCTGAGTTTTCGTACCGTCCAACACTGCCTTGACCATATCGCCTTTGAATAGTATCGGTCGCTCTTTCATATTTCCCCTAGAAAGGAAGGTTGTCTTCGTCGTCTACACCACAATCAAACACATCTTCAACCACAGCAGGACTCACAGATTTAGGCTTAACCTCTGTGCTTCCTGGAGGCTGATAATCAGGATCCCGCTTCCACGTATCAAGTTCTGCGTAAAGCTTCCCGCTCTTGCTCTCCTTGATCTCTATCGTCAAGTAACCGTTATCGTCAACCGCTTGCGCCTTTAGCCACTCGATATGTTCATCCCGATTGATACGCTCACTCATCTTGATCCAAGCTGGTGCTTTCTCGCTTGGCTTCTTCACCGTAATTCCTTCTACGAATACCTTTTCTGCCATTGTTATACCCCTTTTAATCTATTGCCATTTATTTCAATCTTGCCAAGTTGCGTTTCTCCCTCAGGTCGACACCCAGACTTGCAAGGGCATCCGTCAACTCTAAGACCTTGGCTATTGTCGGTTCATCCAAACCGTGATTCTTGCTGTCTGCCCCAAGATTCACGAATTCGGGCTCAATATCTTTCATCCATTCAGCGAGAACGGCCACATCGAAATCAAGCACCGGTTCTATCGTTACAAACTTCCTTGCCTTCAGTTCTTTCATGCACACCATTCTCTGCCACGGAGGAGGGGCACTGCTGACATTCGGGATATCCCTATTCGTTTCAATCGTACACCCAAGCATGCTATCTTCTGGCATAGCGTTCTGCCACGTCTTGTATCTTCCAGGATTCTTTGTCTGGAAGACGTACGTGTTGTTGGGATACTTTTTGCAGTGACTCAGGACAGCTCCGATAAACGACAGGGGAACATGGCATGCAAATAGATCATTGCAGTTCTCAATGAAGATTGTCTTGCCTTCCCCGTAGTTTACAAGAAATTCCTTCTCAATTAGATGGAGGTCCCCAGAGTACTTCTCCCTCATAACCGGGTAATGTTTGACCATGTCCTGAATGTAGCAATAGGAGCATTCGTGAGAACACTTCCCACCCATATGAGCGTGTGTATGCGAAATCCAGTCATACATATTGCCATTTGATTTATTTAGAGGCATCACATTTCTCCTTCGCTATATTCATCCCAACACCCCCCGCTCTTCGCTCTGCCCAAGAATGTACCTAACATTATTTGCCATAGTCTTCATCCCCTCATTGTCGCATGC